CATCAGCAGAATAAACCTTCCACCAACTTCTTGATCTTTCTGATTCAGGGAATTGCATCAGCTCGTAAGGTTTTAGAGGTTGGATATTAACTTGAGCAGTGAAAGTAGTTGTACTTCCCTCTACCCAATCTCCGTCTACATATTCACCAGCTTCACGTCTTTCAATTTCAATCGGAATCTTGTGTGTTAATAGGAACTGAGGTTTTAACATTTCAACTCCTAATAAACAAAGACTTCACCATGAGGATGACAAGTATCACAACCACATCCTGTCTCGCAACAAGTTGCTTCTTTGCAGCTATCCCCATCACAAATTTCAATAGACATTAACTTACTCGGACAAGTGTTAGCAGACCAAGGAAACAATCCAGCAGGAATAAGTGTTCCGGGGTTATTAATAAAGTAATCGAGAGATTTTAGGTATTGTGTTGATAATGAAGACCAAACTTCGATATCACCAGTACGCTCCCTCGTACTCCAACCAGCTAACTGAAAGCTAGCCGAAATAGCAGCTAAACGAGCTGCTGAATAAACATTACCATTGTTCATATCAAGGAATTGTTGTATTTCCTCATCACTGAACAATTGGTAAAAAGGGGAGCTAGGAACATCACCAATAAGTAATCTTACTTGCTCAATGGGCGTAAGCGCCATAGCCTCTCCTAATAGAATATGTGGAGGTATTTCTACCTCCTATTTTTAGCTTGCAGCCATTTGACCAGCAGCAACCAACTTTACAACTAAAGCATCAAGTTGAGCCTTTAGAGCTGCAACATCAGCAGCAGCGGCTGGCGCTTGATAAGCAGCTTTCTTTACAGTACCATTTACAGTAGTAGTTGCAGCAGGAACAGCAGTACCAGCGGCTAGTTGAGCATTAAGCTGATTTACAGCAAAAAACCAACCATTTTTAACACTAAGAGCCATTTGTATCTCCTAATAATAGGGGCTCAAGAGAACCCCTTTATTTGCTTTTTGACGTTAACTTAGGTCAAGGACAGACGAAGAACAGCGGCTGGGTTGAGCATACCGTTCAGGAAGTTCTGTTCGGTCATAATTTCAATGATATCGTCTTTTTCATTCAGATATTCAAAGAAGTAGCTACCCTGAGCACGACGGTTGATTGAACCGAAACGGTTAGCTGGAGCGTAATAAGTTTTTAGGAAATTACGGATACCAACAGGCATCATATAAGCATCACCTTCTGGAATGAACGGTACAAAAGTACCAGCAGCATTCTCATAGCCAGCAGCGCCGGCATTAATGAAGGTGATACCAAATACGCTCATCATTTCAAAGCGAGCATCAAGGCCTGGAACATCAGCACCACCCTGACCTAATAGGATACGAGCGGCTTGAGCTTGGTCAACATATTTGAATGCATCAGTTACATAAGCATTCTGTTGAACTGCGTTGTAGTAGCTGTCGGAAGCCAGAACAACGAATGCACGGACAGTACCAGCTTGACCATCACGAAGAGCGTTACGTGTAGCTTTCTTAGCTTGATTGAACACAGTACGTGGATCAGCGGCTGCGGAAAGATCAGTAACAATCTCAGTACGAGTAACACCGAACTCGGTGTAGAAGTTGGTAACTACGGTGCCACGAGGTGCATAAACAGTACCAGTGGTGATTAGTTGCATACGAGCAGCTTCAAGAGTAAGAGCATGAGCTTCACGCACATCAATCATCTTATCAGCACGAACAGAAGCAACAGTTTCCAGCTCAGCGAATTCAGCCAAAGAACCAGCTTGAACAATACCATCTACATCGTTAGGAGTAATAGCATCATCTAGAGGGAAGTGAGGGATCTTGAGCAGCAAGCTATCTTGTGCGCGACCAGCGATAGTTTGGTTACGTTCGTCCCAGTTACGATCTTCAAGAAGATGACTGGTACGGGTGCTACGAACAATTTCAATAGTCTTCTGAGTAGAATAAGTATCTTCAAACAGACCAAGTGCGTTAGTAATACCAACGGTGTTCGGGATTACGATTAGTGAGTCGGTACGGTCAACAACCTTACCATTATTCTGACGATCTAGTACAATAGCCATGTTAGTTAATTATCCTTTTATAATTAAACAGTTTTGAGAACTTGGATGCCTTGTTGTTCCAACAGACCTTTCAGGGTTTCAACCTGAGCATCAGTTAGAGCAGCACCACCTACGTTGGTGGCAGCCTTAGCAACTTGTTTAATGTAGTATTCTTTTAGTTGCAGGGCACCAGAAGTACCAACAAAACCAACGGCATTATACTTGTTAGCAGCAATAGCGCGTGGAGTGAAGGATGGGTTGAAACTATAATGATCACCGTAAACAACGGCAAATTCATTAGTTAGAACGAGTGGAGTAGCTGAGCCTAGAACAGTCCAAGCAGCAGACAGATCAGTGGTTTTAGCACGATAAACTACAGTACCAAGTAGAACAGGTACGGAAGGAGGAGTGATGTTTAGATCACGACGGCTGTAGCCAACAGATGGATCTTCTTCATGTACAACTAGATCAGAAAAACGTTTTGCATAAGTAGCAGCAACGAAAGGCATATTTGATTCCTTTAAGTGGGTATACTAATTTGTTAAATTATTTCAAACCAAGCTTTTGCTTGATTAGGTCTTCAGTGGTGTCTTTGGATTTTGATTCAGTAACAACTGTTTCTGCACCCTGATCACCAATCTCTGTAAACATCTCAGATGCTTCAAGAGCTTGTTTCTGTGCAGCAAAACCACTCAGAACGGTTTCAAATGCCGAGTCGTCAAGGCTGGACAGGGAGGCAGAAACAGCTTCCAGTTTGTCAGCAGACATAACAGCGGCAAGTTTGGACTTACGGCCTTCTAGTTTAGTTTGTACAGCAGCTTCTTTCATCTGTGCTACTTCTTGTAGAGCAGTGGCTAAAGCAGTTTCTTTTTCAGCGAAAGCACCTTGCAATGAAGCAAGAGCTTCTTTTACAGAGGAGAACTCTGCAAGCTGAGATTGAGCAGTTTCAAGCTGAGCACTTACATCAGCAAGTGAGGCTTGAAGTTCGGTCAATTGTGACATTTCAGGGTTTACCTCTGTTTTGTTAAATTTAAAAATACGATTACTCATTCCACTTCCTTCTTTATTATTTTGGGCTTGACCCGATAGATAAGAATAAAACTCTTCCTGAGTCATAATCCGGTCGATCAAACCCAAGCCAAGTGCATCTTCTGCTAAGAAGGTGTTTGCCTGAGTATTTACGACTGCTTCCACGCCTAAGTTGCGATGTTCTGCAACATACTCTGTGAAATCTTTGTAGAGAGCATCTACTTTATATTGTAAATCATCTAAGAATTCTTTACGGAAAGATCCATCTTCTGCAAATGGAATCTTCTCATTGCCTGCACTGATGAAAGTACGCTCATAACCTTTCATTTCAAGGGCTTTAGAATCATTCATTAGACGAATGAGAACACCAACACTACCAATCTCTGAATTCTTATTTGAAATAATTTCGTCAGAAATAGCAGTCAGACCATAAGCTGCCGATGCACTTAGACCATCGACATACGAGATGATACGAACACCATTTTCATCTGCTAATTTACGCAGATAGTTACCAGTGTCCATCATACCGTAAGCTTCACCTCCACCACTCTCTACGAGGAAAGCAATAGTCTTAGCACCAGACTCCAACAGAGCCTCAAAGTCTTCTTTAATACTCTCATAGGATGTTCCACCACAAAGGGCTTCCCATCCTGTTGATTTATTAGTAAGAGGGCCGTTGATGTGAATTACACCAAGATCATTTTCTTCATAATGAAGTGTGCTGTACATTGAGAATTCAGAAGCAGCTTCTTTTGTAGTAACTTCTGCATTTCCCTCACAACGTTTATCTACATAGTTAAGAATAGATTCAAAACTTTTAGAGTCCACTAGGAGGGGTGTATCCAAAAGCTTTGCACGTAATCGTGTCAGCTCATGCGCCATATATGGACCCCATTATTGATTTTCGTTATTGGATGTTGATGAATCACCGGAGTTACCAGAGTTATTACCAGTTCCAGATGGAAGACCTTCAGCCATTCCTTCTCCTGCACCTGTTGTTATAGGTGTAAGTTCTTCAGACAACTCTTGTGGAGTCAAGCTTGTATCCACTCGGTAAGGAATATCAGCCTTCTTCATAATCCAGTTTACAACTTCTGGTGACTTAGGTAACATACCAACTGCGGAAACACGTTGCACGAACTTGCCGATTTCATCAAGAGATTCAGTGCCTACAGAACCATAATCTAGGTAAGGAAGAACATCAGTATCCCAACCATTCAACTCAAACAATTGCTTAATTAAGTCGTGGTTTAATTGAGATTTAATTTCATCCAATTTAGATTGTATTGCCATCTCTACTACGCTAATCTTTGATTCTGCAAGAGAGAAACTACCACTGCCATTACTACCAAGAGAAAGGAAATCAGCAAATAAAGCTGTTAGAATCTCTGATGTGTAGCGATTGATAATAGCATTAGTATCATAAGACTTCTGACCAGTGATAGATTCGAATTTAAGTTCGAACATCTTGTTGCCATCTTGGTCAGTAAGCAAAGGAAGAATTACGCCAGATTGCTTAGCTTGATGCATATTACTAAGTATCTTTTTGTATTCTTCGAAAGCTTCTTTCTTATCTTCAGTAGCATCAGTAGTCATATACTCTGGTGGGATGTATAATACTTTAAACCCATTAGAATCTTGAGCAACAGCAATAGCTTCACTTTCTTGATAAGCTTGCTTGTATTTCCAAGCTTGCCATGCACCGTTAAGTGGTGAAGTGCCTACAGGAGAATCCTTCAGAGGATTGTTTCGGAATAAAAGGAACTTTTTACGAGGTATTTTCTTAGGACTAGGTAGAACATTATCGGAAGTGAGGGAAACAAAATCCCAGCCGGTGATATTAAGACTTTGAGTCGGAATAACGCGTTGTACACAACCAGCAAGCTCACGACCATTATTCTTCCAATACCAACCTTCAATACTATCCTGAGAGCGAATGGGAAGTTTTTTAATACCGATCAAGCCGTCATTGTATTTACTACCTTTCTCTTTCAAACGGTAGCGGAATACTTTTTCATGTACACTAAAACCATACCGGTTATAAGAAACTACTTGTTTAATAAAACTTTGAAAGTCTTCGTCCATATCATCAATACACTGACGGACAAAGTTAGCTTTATCTTTAAGTTGTTCTTCGTAGCCTTCGGGGATTTTAACAGTCCAAGGAACCCTAGCAATCATCATTTCTACAAGTTCAAGGGCTGGGGCAATTGCCCCGTCTTTTGCCATACGTTTGTAGGTGTGGATTGCTTCAGGCCATCTTAACTCATGTGAACATTCTTCCATCACTTGACCCGAAAGCGTTAGCAAACCCGTAAAGCCAGTTTCGCCCATAGTCAGTGTTGGAGTTTCATTATCCCCAGTTTGTAAGGAGACTTCTGTATCTACAGCCATGTAATCTCCTACTGAGTAAATAGATTAGGTTTAGTTAAGTTTGCAGATTTAAGTGCAGCGGTGAAGTTTGGAATAATTTGCTTCTGTGCTAGGATCATAAATCCATCACTGCAAACATCGACAAGATCATCGTGGCCATTTTTCCCCGATTTTCTTTCTCCTGTGAATGTCTCCAACTCTTTGTAGAAGAAACCAAGCTCACTAAAGACTTTGTTTTCAAAGTCTGTTCCACAGTTCTTGAGAATCCGAATACCACCATTCATACACATAGATGCAAATGGGCGGAATCTATCTACTTTGCTTGAATTCGCGCGCATTGTTCTTACGAAGAATCCTTCTGCTGAAATTTCTCTTGAAAGCATTGTGGTAGCAGCTTTTGATGCAGGGTTCGGATCAAGAGGAAGAACAATATCTACTTTAGATCCATCTCTTTGTGCATTCTCAAGAATAAAAGCTTTCCAATCTCCAAAACGAATACGTGTTCTCTGTACATCGTGAATGAAGTAAGTACCATCTTTCATTTTTGAAATTTTAATACAAGCTGTATAATCTGGATCATAGGAGCTGTCAGAAGACTTTAGTGTACCTGCCACGTCATAAGCCCGTACTGTCTTAACAATATCACACCATGCAGGTTCCTGATCTTCTTCCTTAAACCACTCGCGCTTGATAAGGCCATGGCCTTCTGGTCTTGCCTCCCAGTTTCCGTGTAAAAGAATTTCTTTTTCTACTCGTGGAAGACCTTGCAAGAAAGCAATGTAACTCTTTTCAATATGTGGATTGTCGTAAACGGAAGCGGAGATAAACCTGAAAGACAGGGGAACAAGGTCCGGGTAACGCTGTTCTAAATCTTCTTTACTTTCTCCCCAGTACAGTTCATTATCAAGCCGAACAAACCACCTAATAACACCTTGCTTGGCTGGGTCAGGACGACCAAATAACTCATGGCCTTCTGGATAAAGATACCAATCAACATACTTCCTGACCCACGAATCAGGGTCAGGGTTCATTGTAGCGCGCATATTAGGCTTCATATTAGCCTTAGTACGCAAGCGAGATAGTATATAGTTAAATTGCGATTCTTCAAACTGACACAATTCCTCCATTACACAACTGGAGATTTGTGCACCTTGAAAATTATCTGTGTCATCAACACGTTCAAAGTGAGAAAAGAATATCTCAGCGTCTGAACTTGCAATGATTTTCAAATCTTTAATCCGCACCCGACAAGTTGGGTCAAGGAGCCTATAAAGTTGCTTTGCTTCATCCCAAACCGCGCCGGGTTTGAGAAGCATTGGTGTTGTTCTACGAAGTGTCAACCCACGGTACAATGGATCGTGCATATACTTGGCGTGGTGGGCCAATCCCGCCCAGGTTTTTCCGCCTCCGGCTTGGCCCCCGTAGAAACAAATGTCTACCCAGTCTGGAGTAGACAAGAACATTGCCTGTGGCTTACTAGCCGGTGCAATGATTTTTTGATTTGACATTTAAAATCCTTTAGAAAATTCTACCCACTTAGGATCTTCTTGAGGAATCCAACCCTCTAGCCATTTAAGTCTAGGGTTTGTGAAGAAAGATAAACTTACGTCATCGTTGTGGGTTTGATTGTAAATCTTAGTAAAAACTTTTAATCCTGGCTTTTCAAAGTACAACCAAAGATCATAGTAGTAATCACACATAGACCATTTTGTCATGGATTCTTCTGTTTGAGTTGCGATGTTTTCCCAAGGTCTTTGGTCACGTGCTTTTAAGGATTCTGAGATTTGCTTAAGAAGTTCAGTAGAGTGTGTCTTTCCAAATCTATGGTGATCCTCTCCTGTAGGAAAAACAGCAGCAGCCCTACGTTCTTCAGTCCAAGGGATACCTTGCCTAGAAAGAGACATTTGAAGTCTACGTTCTTCAGAATACTTTTTACCAAAATTTGGATTAGCTTCACCCTTTTTAGATGGACGAAGTTTAAATTTTAATTTAGTTTCTTCTGTGTGCTTCTTTCCATAGAAAGGGTTATTTTCACCACAAAAAGACTGGCTTGCAACAATACCTACTTGTATCTTTAAAGTTTCATAACTCTTAGAATTAATCTTACTTAATTTTCTGTTAGCCATTAGAAAAGCAGCACGCATTAAGCTTACGTTTTCAGGATAAGCTTTCCAAAGGAGCATGTGAGCCACAAAGTGCTCCCTACCAGTAAACATTACCAAGTTTTCTTTGTCATCACTTCCACCTAAACATTTAGGAATGATATGATGAATTTCAAAGTAACCTTCATGTTTGCTTTTATCTAAACCACGTACTTTAGCTTTCTCTACAAGCGCACTATAAATCTTTTGGTAATTCAAAACTTAACCTCTGATTAGGTAATAATAAGGCGAGAACTATCCGCTGAATCAGCAGCAGAAGGGCTTGCAATCCCGTTCGCTCTCATTTGTCTACAACTGGTGCCATCACTAAGCTTCGAACTCAGGACCTACCGCTTACAAGGCGGTTGCTCTACCTACTGAGCTATAATGGCAAAATTGGCTGGCAAGATAGGTATCGAACCTATAACCGCACGGTTAACAGCCGTGTACTCTACCGTTGAGCTACTTGCCAATAAACTTTACTCTTCGCCTTCTGGCTCTTCACCCGGATCTTCACCAGCAATTACTTTAAGGTAATATGCTGTAAGAACCTGACGATCACGGCCAGTTTTACCAGTAGCCTTCTTAATCTGGGCTTTTAAATCTTTCCAGTCCATTGCATCCAATTGTTCTTTGGTGTAATGTTCGTGGATAATCTGATATTGAAAACCTGGGCTATTCTCCATCAACTCATCTGTTTCATAAACAAACCAAGCTGTATGAGGAAAACGTAGCATTGGAACTTTATCTTTTTGTAGAACAGCACCTTTGTTAGCAAGGTCTACAACATTCTGCATAAAGTCGTAGCCTATGCTGTCTTTATGGCCTGTCACTAAAACTAAGTATTTATTTGACATTTTGTCTCTCTTGATTTAAATTAGATGATTATCTTATCACACTTAAATCGTAAAAGTCAATAGGTAAGATAAATAAATATAAAATAATTGTTGAAGGCTACCCTACCTGCCAAACAACATGAGAGTACAAAAATTACTCCCCTCTCCACTTTTAAAACAGCTATCCGCCAGAATAGCTTTATCGAGGAACTAGGCGAGATCTTCGATACCAAGCCGCTAGGCTTGTCTTGTATGCTTAAAGAGGTGTAATAATCACACCATTCAAATAAGCATTTGTACTTCCTACTTTACAGCGATAAGAGAATATTACTTCTCCACTACCATTTGCAATACCAATCAATGTACCAACACTAGGTGTCTGCCCTACAGCATAAGTTGCATTTTGCTCAACAAATGTAGTACCACCATCGACAGAGTATAAACCACGTCTTGTATCGCCCGTAGCTTGTCTCATACCCATGAAATCAATTTGTACTGATTGTCCTGGGGTAAGTCCACCAACTCTAAAAGCCTCAACAAATGTCTGCGAGGTTGTAAAGATGTAGTTTGCTTTGAAACCATCGTGTGTAAGTGATTTACTCTTATCACCAGTATTGAAGGTAGTACCGTGTGTACCAGCACCTTCTTTAGCAGCGTTAAGAGTGATGGTCATTCCGTTAGGATCATAACCGTCCATTTGCAGTAGTTTAGCTGTTCCTGTTGCTGTACTACCCGCTGTTAGAGCCCAGTAGATACCACTACTCTTAGCGAATATAGTTAGGTTGGCGAACACCACCATTGCTCTTTGAACAGGGCGGGTTTGGAAAGCTGTTGGATCTGCATAACGAGTTGCAATAAGAGGTGGCAAACCCTTAACTCTTCGTGCAAAGCCGTCTAGACGCCACGAACGTAGGCAATGGTAGCCTTGTGGTGCTTCAGGGTGCCTATCATCTGTAAGAATGCTGAACCAACGACGAATAAATTCATAATCGTTTTGGAAAGGAGCGCCATTAATCCACATTGCTGGATTAGTTTGTCCTTGCACTATCGGATAGACAATTGCCTCATTATAAGGTTTTATACCATTCTCTTCGTCAATAAGAGAGTCGGGAGTCACACTACGCCAAGTTGTGTTAACTAGCATTAGTGTGTTGCCGTTTGCAATAACACTATTACAAAATCCAACTACTTCTGCAATGATGGCGTCTTTACCAGCTTGAGATTTTGCGTCCCACCGGCCAGATACAGAGTTACCAAATGGCATTGTATTGATTACAATATCAGCACGTCCTGTGATAGAAGCTTTTTCAGCTTCAAAACGGGCTGCAATCTGAGCCATTGTTTGACCGGCTACGGACTTATTAAACACTTGGCAAGTGAGTCCATGTTCTGTCGCAAGGTAGTCTGTACAGAATCCAACCTCTGAGCCAAGAGTTACACCATTAGCTAAGTTATATCCAATGGATGCATCATATAACCAAAGTTGGGTAGGGGTTACTGTTAAAGCGGGTAGGAAATTTATACTAAAACGAAAAGGATTCAGGAGCATTATACAGTTCCTGTAATATATACCTTAAGACCTTTAGCTGTACCATCACCAATTTGATCAATATCAATTGTAATTTCAGCGTCATCGGCTAAAGATGAATCACTAACTACTGGAGGAATGGCAGCAGTGAAGCTACTCTTTTCAGTATTATCAATAGTGAGCTTGGTAGATAGAATGCTTGTACCACCCTCATTAACATCCACTGTTAGAATATTTCCA